AGCCGCATTGAGGAGCGTGCTGATAAGAGCTACGCAACTCAGGTCTACTACTGTTCTTCATTCTCTGCGACACGCATGGAAGAAGAAAAAGTAGTTGAAATCGCATGTTCAGAGTAAAGGAGACTGACTAATGGCTACTGTTTACTCAGCACAGCGCACGAACTCTCGTGCAAACCCTGTTGTTATGAACAAAGCGAATGAGCTTGGTGGACGCATTCGCGTGGCACATGGCACATACGAAGCATCATCATTGGCATCTGGCGATGTCATCGAGATGTTTCTGCTGCCAGATGGTGCGCGTCTGATTGAAGGTTCACTGGCGCATGATGCTCTGGGATCATCAACAACTCTGTCAGTAGGCTACGCAGCCCACACAGACAGAGATGGTACTGCAGTTTCAGCATCAGCCGCTGCTTATAAGGCAGCTGCTGCATCAACCTCTGCACAGAAGGTAGACATCTTGGCTACTTTGGCACTTGGCTCTGGTACAGAGACAAACGCCAATGAAGATGGCTTTCCTGTAACTGTGACAATGGGCGGTGCTGCTGGCACAGGTACAATCGAGCTGACTATTAAGTACGCGCTCGACTAAACAGCGTGGGGCAGGGGTAACACCCTGCTCCATCCCACCTTACGGAGTTTTCTATGCCAAGTGCTGTTGATATATCAAACGCAGCCCTAAACATGCTGGGCGCGACAAACATCATATCTTTGACAGAAGATAGTAAAGCTGCGCGTATTGTTAATCAGCGTTATACAGCTGTACGCGATGCGGTGTTTCGCAGTCACACTTGGAACAGTTTAATTAAAAGAGATTCACTAGGGCGGCTGTCAGCTGCCCCGGCGTTTGGTTACACATACCAATACGCTTTGCCTGCCGATTGCCTGCGCGTGTTAGAGTTTACTAACGGTGTGCAGTCCTACCCACAAGACAACATCTTCAGCAACAGCGGTGGCCCTGTCTATGTCATAGAAGGCCGGAACTTGTTGACAGATGAATCAACAGCAAAAATCAAATATATCGCGCAGATCACTGACCCTAACTTTTACGATACGCTGCTTATCGAGGCTATATCGGCTCGTTTAGCGTATGAAATCTGCTACGCGATTACTGGCAGCAATGCGCTGCTAGGTTCAACAAAAACCCTATATGATGAAAAGATGAAAGAGGCGCGGTTTGTAGACGCGACAGAAGGAGCGACAGAACGGTTCGAGGCCAGTGACCTGATAGAAAGTAGGTTCTAAGTATGGCTCGTTCTGCACCATCCTTATCGTCTTTTGTTGCTGGCGAAATTTCGCCGCGCTTAGAAGGCCGCACAGAGCTTGAGAAGTATCGAGCTGGGCTGTCTGAGCTGTCAAACATGGTTGTGCATCCGCATGGCGGTGTGTCACGCAGGCCGGGTACAGAGTACCTGGGCGAAGTAAAAGACAGCACAGTTAAGACCCGGCTTATCCCTTTTCAGTTTAAGACAAGCGATACATACATTCTTGAGTTTGGCGACAGCATCATGCGCGTTTACCGCGATGGCGGTCAGGTGCTTGATACTGCCATCAACATCTCAGGAGCTACTGCAGCTAACCCGGTGGTAATCACGACCAGCACAGCGCATAGTCTGTCTAATGGTGACGAGGTTTACATCTCAAGCGTTTCTGGCATGACAGAGATAAATGGCAGAAACTACAAAATTGCTAACATCACCAGCACAACTTTTGAAATACAAGATTTGTACGGCGGTAATATTGATGGCAGCAGCTTTACCGCATACACATCCGGCGGTACTGTAGAGCCAATCTTTGAGGTAGCAACGCCGTACCCGGCAACAAAGATATTTGATTTACGCTTTGTGCAGTCAGCTGACACGATGTATCTGGTGCATGAGGAGTATGCGCCGCGCACATTGACGCGAACAGACCACAACGCATGGACATTTGCGACACCAGAGTTTCTTGATGGCCCATATCTGGACATCAACACAACGACAACAACACTTAACCCTGGCGCAACAACAGGCACTGGCATTGCTCTAGCAGCGAGCGCAAACCTTTTCGCCAGCACAGATGTTGGCAGGCTGGTGGCGTTGCATGGCGGCTATGGCATTATCAAGACTTTTACTGACGCGCAGAATGTTACCTTTGACATCAAGAGCAACCTGTCAGCCAGCACAGCTACAGCTGATTGGGAGCTGGGCGCATGGTCAGATACCACAGGCTACCCCAGCAGCGTGACATTCTTTGAGCAGCGGCTGGTGTTTGCTGCGACAACTAACGAGCCGCAGACAATGTTCTTCAGCAAGAACGGCGACTATCTAAACATGGCGGCTGGCACTAATGATGATGATGCTTTGATTTATCAGATTGCGTCAAACCAAGTAAACAGCATCAGATACCTGTCAGCAACGCGAGTGTTGACTATTGGCACATCTGGCGGTGAGTATGTGCTGACCACTACCAACGATGGCCCGGTAACGCCAACAAACGCACAGATACGCAAGTACAGTAACTATGGCACAGCTTTGGTTGAGCCAGTACAGGTTGCGGATGTAACGCTGTTTCTACAGCGAGCAAAGCGCAAGCTGCGTGAGTTTAGATACGCTGGCGAAATTAACACTAGCGGCTATCAAGCACCAGACATGACCATTCTTGCAGAGCATATCACCGAAGGCGGCATGCTCGACATGGCATACCAGCAAGAGCCAGACAGCATTGTGTGGATGGTTCGCAACGATGGCAAACTGATTGGCCTGACCTATCGCCGGGAAGAAGAGGTGGTGGCGTGGCATCAGCACAGCATTGGTGGCACATTTACTGGCGCACATGAAGGCGCAGCGTCAAAGACTTACGATCATGGCATGGTAGAGAGTATTGCTACGCTGCCTAACGAGAACGGCGAAGATGAGCTGTATATGATTGTAAAGCGCACAATCGACAGCACGACAAAGCGGTACATTGAGCGCATGAAGGCGTTTGATTTTGGCGATGACACAACGACAGCTTTCTTTGTAGATAGCGGTCTGACATACAGCGGCGCAGCAACAGGCTCGCTGTCAGGGCTGTACCACCTTAAGGGCGAGAGCGTAAGCAGCCTAGTTAATGGCTCAACACACCCGGACAGGACTGTATCAGGCGGCGGCATCACACTAGCTGTAAACGCTACATCAGCTGCGGTAGGGTTGAACTACACAAGCAGGCTGCAAACACTGCGGCTAGAAAGCGGATCAGCTGACGGTACATCACAGGGCAAACCAAAGCGCATACATGCTGTGACGCTGCGTTTGCACGAAACTGTGGGTGTAGAGGTAGGCAGCAGCACTGCAGATGTTGACCGCATACCTTTCAGATCATCTGGCACAGCTATGGGTGCTGCGATTGATTTGTTTACTGGCGACAAAGAAGTTGAATTTCAAGGCGGCTTTGACGAGGACGATCAGATAGTTGTCCAACAGTCACAGCCGTTACCGCTGACTTTGTTAGCCATCTATCCGCGTATGAACACTTTTGACAAATAGGTGAAAAATGTGGGGTACAATCGCATCAATCGGGTTTAGTCTTTATCAAGGACAACAGCAGAAAAAGGCTGCAAATAAAGCTGCCGGGCAGTCATTGGCTATTGGCGCAAAAAATGCCGACATCATTGAGCGTGATATAGATATTGCCAATAGGCAAATTCGAATACTTGATCGGAATTTGCAGATAAGCATCCAGCGCAAGCGTCAGGGCTTTAGCGCAGTACAAGGTACTGTACGCAATGTTGCGCTGGGTAGCGGTGTAACAAGCAGAGGCACAGTGCAAGATGTCATGCTCAAGAATGTCGCTGAGTTTAACTACGAGCTGGCTATCGACAAGTACAACACAGACATTGCTGTTCTTGAGCAAGAAGATTTAATCGAAGAGACAAAGCTGAGAGCTGAAGTGGCTCGCATGGGCGGTGCAGCAGAGGCAAGTACGCTGCGAGCTAGAGGGCAAACAGCTCTGCTGCAAGGCGTTGGACAAGGCATCAACCTTGCTGCAGACGCTGGCATGTTTAGCAGAGATTATTGGTCAAATCTCAAAAAAGATATTTCTTGAGGGTTAAATGGCGAAGATACCTGTATATCGTACTGACGCAGCTCCAACAACAGCAACTGGTCAACGCAGCTGGCGCACACGCTGGAATAGCAGGCCGTTTGTAGAAGAGGCACTTGCAAAAGGCGAAGTTGGCGCAACAGCTGTCAATATGGTTACAGAGTTTCTGGTCAACAGAGACAAGACAGCGCGTGAGGCTGCGGCTAATCAAGCACTAGTGGCAGCTGAAGCTGCTATGCAGGCAAGGCTGTCTGAGCTGTCAAGAACAAACGATCCGACATCAGTGTTTGGTGACGACCTGACTAACGAGAATAGCTGGCAAGGCTCATTGCTGGACATTAGAGGCACTGTACGCGACCAACTTGCCCCCGGAGCTAGGCGACTATTTGATTTGAAGATAGGCGCACTAGAGGCGCGTTATACGGCTTCTATGCGTACAAAGATAGATGACCGCATCAATCAGCAGCTCGTGGATGGCTTTGAGTTAGGTACGCTGGCTTTTCAAGAAACATACAGCGACATCAACAACCCTGAGTTATCAGCATTTTTGTATGATGGCGCGATGACTGATTTGCGCAATCAAGGGGCAGCGTTGGTAGCGCAAGGCAGGGCTAATGCAGATGATGTAATCAAGCGGCTTGATGAAACGACATTTGCCACAGCAGAATCAGCGACAGCTTTATTTATTAACCAAGCAACAAATCCATTGCAGACAGCCCTGATGTTGCAAGAAGGTGACGAAGAAGATTTGCAGGCAATAGCAGCCATGCCCGGCGGCGCATTGGTATTGCATGCTTTGAGCAAAGTAACAGACGGGGCTGACAGGCTAAAGATTATTGATGGCGCTGCAGAACAAGCGTTTGAGGCATACGACAATCGCCAAAAGCTAATTGCAGACGAGAACGCTGCATTGAAGGTGAAGCAGACAGGCAAGTACAATTCGCTGTTCTCTATGCCGCCAGAGGAGGCACAGGTTGTCTTTGACCAGCTAAGCCGGGCAAACTTTATGTCGCCGCAGCAACGAGATGTGGCAGAAGCCTATATCAGAGGCTCTGGCGTGTTTGCAGAGTTTGATGATACCGCAACTGTTGCAATGATTGAGGCCGCAATAGCAAAGGGTTCGCTGTCAACAGACATGCTTGTGAATGGTGCAGGCTTGTTGACGCAAGGCACATTTCAGAAATATATGACGGCTGCTGGTGCAAGGCGGTCACAGTTTGTCACAGCTGCTATGAAGGACGCGGCTATCA